TATTTGTATTGGTAGTAAAATGGCATCTGTAGATGAACAAATAGGTACAGCAATTTTGCCAATATCTGATTTTAACGATTTTGATTCTGCATATAGATTTAGTGATGAAAATTAGGAACATAATATTATTATTAACTACCTTATTTTTTACAGGTAGTGTTTTTGCTTTACCAGCATTAGCACCTGTATTCGCTGGTATTGGCTCTTTAGTAGTAGGTTCTGCTGTAGCTGGTTCACTTACTGCTGGTGCATTAATAGCCATTGGTGTAGCTACAGTAGTTGTTGGTGCTTACGCTGGAAGTCAATTGCTAGGTGCTATGAGCATGGACTTTCCTGATAATATGTCAGCACAAGCACGTTCAGCTTTAGCGAATCAACAAGGCTCAACTAATCCTTTACCTGTTATTTATGGAGAAAGAAGAGTAGGTGGTACACCAATTTTTTATCATGTATCAGGTGCAGATAACGAGTTTCTTCATGTTGTATATGCAATCGCAGAAGGTGAGATACAAGGTGTAAGCCAGGTTTATTTGAATAATGACAAAGTAAATACTACACCTGATTTATACGATACTTCTCTTACAGATTTAGTAAATAGTGTAACTATCAATGAGGGAGAAGGCGGTTTAGTTGGCGGTATATCTGTCTTTGGTATGGAAAATATTCATAAACCAAAGTATGAAGGCATTTTAAAATATGAAATTTACAATGGCACAACAACACAAACAGCAGATCAAGATTTAATTTCAGAGACAAGTGGTGCTTGGACATCTTCAGATAGATTACAAGGTGTTGCGTATGCAATTGTAAGATTTAAGTTTGAACCTGAAGTATTTGGTAATACAGGAATACCGCAAGTAAATTTTGATGTTATTGGAAAAAAAACAAGAAGCACAACATCAGGTGGAACTACATATAAAGTATTTAGTAACAATCCAGCAGATTGCATTGAAGATTATTTGACCAATACAATTTATGGTAGATCAATACCAAGTTCACAAATAGATTCAACATCATTCACTACTGCAAGAAATATTTGTGATACCGAAGTTACAGTAGGTGGCGTAACACAAAAAAAATATACCTGTAATGGCATATTAAATACGAATAATAAAGCCTTAGATAATATTGAAAAACTTCTTACATGTTGTAGAGGTTCTTTAATATTTTCAGGCGGTAAATATAAATTATTAATTGATGATACAGGTACAGCAGTTCAAACTTTTGATGAAGATAATATTGTAGGTGCTTTTGAATTATCTTTAGGTGGTAAAGAATACAAAGCAAATAAAATTAGAGCAAACTTCTTTAACAGAAATCGTGACATGCAAGGTGATTTTGCCATTGTAGAAAGTTCAACATTTAAAACAGAAGATAATGGTTTAAGTCTTGAAAGGGCAATTGAACTTCCATTTACAGATCAAATGGAAAGGGCGCAAATGATTTCTACAATCAACATGAAACAATCAAGGCAATCATTGGTCTTTAAATTTACATCAACTATTGTTGGACTAAGAGCAGAGATAGGAGACGTTGTTTTTATTTCATTGGAATCTTTAGGTTGGAATACGCTAAATTCCAATCAAGGCAAGAAGTTTAAGATTATGAAACTTGCTATAAAAAATAACGATGAAGTAGATATCACCGCAAGAGAATATGATGATGATGTTTATGATTTTGGTTTGATACAAGCAGAAGATACTTCACCAAATACAAACTTACCTAATTTTTCATCTGTAGATAAACCAACAATATCTACACCTACAGAAGAATTGATTACTATACCACCAACATTATTCAACAGAGTAACTATTAATTGGACTCAACCAAATAAATCTTCTGTTGAATCTTATGAAATAGGCATCAACAGATTAAATTCAGTACGCTTTGCAAATAAAGCTAGTTATGATTTTGAAGGCAGAAGTGTTACTGAAAGTTTTACCATAGATAAATTAGAAGAAGGTCAATACTTTGTAGCTGTTAGAGCAAAAAATAGATTGGGAGTTTATTCTGATTTTGCTACAGAGATATTTGAAGTCAAGGGGTTTGCTGTTTTACCTGACGTAAATACACCAGCAATTAATTTTGTAACAGAAGAATTATTTACCACCACACAAGGTTCAGGTGTAAAAGCAAAAGCGATATTAACATTTGGTACATCAGTCAATACAGAATGGGAAGATTTAGGAGTTACTATAGATCACTATGATGTTGAATTTAAAAAATCTACAGAAGCATCTTTTCAAGGTGCTGGAACATCACAAGGAACTAATTTTGAATTCTTTGACATTGAACCAGCGTTGTATGAATTTAGAGTTAGAGCGGTAAATACTGTAGGTGTCGCATCAGAATTTTCATCTACTACACAAAGAATTTATGGTTTGACCGCAGTACCTTCAGACGTAAGCAATTTGTTTTTAAGAGCAGATTCTAATACTGCTACTTTAAGTTGGACACCTACAACAGACTTGGATGTGAAGATTGGCGGTTTTTATGAGATAAGACATAACTCATTAACATCAGGTGCAGTTTGGGCGCAATCAACACAAGTAGGTGAAGCTGTATCAGGTATATCAAATCAAGCAGAAGTACCGTTATTGGTTGGTACTTATTTGATAAAAGCGGTTGATTCTACAGGGGTTAAATCTACTAATGCGACAACAGTAGTAAATACAGTAACACCTGATTTATTTCAATCACAGGTATTTTTGACAAGAACAGAAAATCCATCTTTTTCAGGAACAAAATCAAATATGGTAGTAACTGACGATAATACATTGAAATTAGAAGCAGATACTTTGTTTGATTCATTGGGATTAATTGATGAAGTTGGTTTGATTGATTCTGCTGGTGGTGTAGATTTATCAGGCAGTTATGATTTTGCAAACATTATAGACACAGGTATACCAGCACAATCCTATAGATTAAGTTCTGCATTTGCTTTTACGACTAATTCAACATCAGACTTTATAGATACTCGTTCAGGAAATATTGATGATTACGAATCTATTGATTTGAACACTTATGATGATGTAGAGGTTCAGTTGCAAATAGCAACAACCAATGATGATCCTAGTGGTTCACCAACTTTTACAGATTTTCAAAACTTTAGAATCGGTAATTATCATGGTCGTGCTTTTAAATTTAGATTGTTAGTAACATCAGGTGATGTAACACACCAAGTTTATATATCATCTTTGTCTGCAACTTTAGAAGCCTTTCAAAAAATAGATACACAACAATTAACATCAAGTACAAGTGCTTTAGGTGTTACTTTTGGAGAAGGATTTTTAGTTACTCCTAAAATTGCTGTTACTGCACAGAATATGGCAAGTGGAGATTTTTATGAAATAACAAGTGTGTCTAGCACAGGTTTTACAATTACTTTCAAGAACAGTAGTGGTACAATTGTCGCTAGAACATTTGACTATATAGCAAGAGGTTTTTAATGGCTCAACACGATTACGATATAGCTAACCAATCAGGTGCAAACTTTAGAGCAGACTTAAATAATGCTTTAGATGCTATTGTATCTAACAACTCAGGTTCATCAGAACCATCTACTACATTTGCTTATGAATGGTGGATTGATACATCTGCTAATGTACTAAAGCTAAGAAATTCTGCAAATAACGCTTGGATAACTTTACCTTTATCAATTACCGCAGATAATTCAACATCAGGTGCTTTGACAGTAAATGGAAATCTAAGCACTACAGGAACTTTAGATGTAAATGGTGGTGAGGTAATTTTAGATGCTGATGCTGATACATCTATAACAGCAGATACAGATGACCAAATAGATTTTAAGATTGGTAATGTAGATGTTGCTACTTTAACAAACAGTCATTTAGTTCTTAAAGGAACAACACCAAAAATAACTATTGGTGATGGTGGTGAAGAAGATACAGCATTAATATTTGATGGTAATGCACAAGATTTTTATATTGGTTTAGATGATTCTGCTGATGATTTGGTTATTGGTACAGGTTCTACTGTTGGCACTAATCCAAAAGTTGTTATAGAAAATGGCGGTAATGTTGGCATCAATACACTTATTCCAGCAAGTGTATTACATGTAGCTGATACAGGTGTTAATACAGCTAATACAATAACTTTCGGTAATCCATCGGTAACTGCCAAAGCAGAAATACACTACACCGCTGGTGGCTCAGAATTTTTAAATATTTCTGCCAAAGGCACTAATTCAGGTTTTGGAAATATAACTTTTAAAACAGGTGGTACTCCTGATGAGCGAGTCAGGATTAGCAATGTTGGCAATGTCGGTATTGGTCGAACAACACCACAAGCACCATTGGAGGTAAATCAGGTAAACACAGAATGTTCGCATTTTGGAAGTGCTAGTACTAATAGTTCTAATAATTTCACAGGAATCTCTTTAGGTTTTGCAGAAGCGGGTAATTTAAACTCAAGAAAAGTCAAAATTGTTTCTACAGGTATTGGGGATGGTGCGGCAAGACAAAATTTAGATTTTTTAGTTGATACAAATACTGATAGTAATAGTGCGGTCTTAGTAGATAGTAAACTCACTATTTCAGGTACTACAGGAGTAGTTTCAGGTGATTTAAACGATACATCTGATATTGGTTTTAAAGAAAATGTAACTGATGTTACTGAAAGTCTTTCTCTGATAAAACAACTCCAACCAAGATTTTTTACATGGAAAGACTCAAAAGCTTCAAGAGGAGAATCGACAGGATTTATAGCACAAGAAGTTGAAAAAATAATTCCACTTCTTGTTCAAGGTAATGATTTAGGATCAATTACAACCGCAGATGATGGTTCGGAACTTGAAGATATGTCAGGCAAAAGTATCAATACAATTGGTCTAGTAGCTTATTTGACTAAAGCTATTCAAGAACTAGAAGAAAGAGTAAAAACATTAGAGGACTAATATGGCAATAAATTATACTTGGGATTGTAAAACTGTAGATGTAAAAACCATTGATGGTAATGAAGATACTGTCTTTAATGTGCATTGGCGATTAACAGGAACAGATGATGCTAATACTGTTGAAGACTTAGAAGGCAATGATGTCGCTGTTACTGCTTCTGTATATGGTTCACAAGAATTAGACACTTCAGACTTATCAGACTTCACCGCTTTTGCTGATTTAACTGCAAGTGATGTACAAGGTTGGGTTGAATCTGCTATGGGAGAAGATAGAGTTACAGAAATCAAAAATAATTTAAGCAATCAAATAGCTGAATTAGTTACACCAACACAAGAAACAAAAACAATAGGAGATTAATATGTCAGATATACAAGTTAGAAACGATAATGGCGAGGTTGAAGAATACAACAAAGAAGATATGACTGATGAACAAAGAAGTTTGTTTAATGATCTTCTAGCCTTGCAACAAAGATGTATTGAGATTGAACCAATGGCAAGAGAGTTTTCTGATAAAAAACAATTGGTTGATCTTAAATCAAAATCTTTATTAGAAAGCCTTAGAGGTATAGGAAATGCCGAGAAAGAAAGCGACAGCGAAACCAAGACCATCGACTAAAAAGCCAACTGTTGAACAGGTAGCCAACTCTTTAGATAGACATGAAAGAGTTTGCGAACAGAAATGGAAGGAGAACTTCCGCAGATTAGATTCTATCGAATCAGATATAAATACCACCAATAAAAGATTATGGCAGATAGCTGGTATTGTTATCGGTCTATTATCTTCCCTAGTGATTAATGCCTTCTTTATGTAGAATGAACCTTGAGCAATATTATGTTGAAATCTCGATATTTCTAGCAAGTGTCTTAGGCGGTCTTGCTCTAAAAGATTATTCTGTATCTTTTATCAAAGGTCTTAAATTTAAACTTAACTCACAATTCAACGAAGGTGATAAGGTCTTATTAGATGGTGAACAAGCCATGATAATCAAGATTGGCATGGGTACTACTGTCTTTGGTGTTTATGGTC